TTCCGACCAGATAACTTGATCAGATGTCATTGGCATTTCAGCGCCAACCATACGTAAGAAACCGTTTAAAGTTCTGTTTCCGTATCTTTCTACCTCAGCTTCATAAACCTCAGGTAGGTATTGTTGTGCAAAATCATTTGCACCCGCGTTAAATGCTAAGTAGTTGTTAGCAAGTAACAATTGTGATTGAGAAGGTATAATACTTCCAAACACAGGAGAAATTTGTCCCATAGTAATTAATTGTTTTGTTTTTAGTTAAATTTTCTTGTTTTAATCTTCAATTTAGAAGAATCAAGACCACTGATAGCTTTAACTTTTAATCCTCCAACGAAAACATCAGTATTAGGACTTGTCCTAACGTCTTCTGTTATGTTTTTAGATTTAGCAACAAGATTTTTAGTAGCATCGGATTGACCTTGCTCATAAAAATGTTGGGCTATTTTGTCAACGTTTTCAGCGGCATACATAGCTTTGTGATAACCTTTAACATCCTTTACATTACCTTTATCATCTAAGAACTTCTTAATTGTGTTTGTAATATTCGATTGTTTAGTTGCAACTTCACTAGGATTTTTAACTCCATATCTAAATTTCTTTTCTCCTACATTAATATCAAAACCTTTGAAATCTTCAGAGAAATAGTCTTTAGTATTAGATTTAAATACCTCGTGTTGTTGTTGAGCTGTGCTTTGCTCTTCATTATAGCGATTGAAAAAGTCAGTGGCTTTTTTCTGATCTTGAGTAACTCCGGGTCTCAATTTTATTTCCTCGTAGTATTTACTTTTTAATCCTTCTAAATGCCCTTTGGCTTTTGCAACCTCTTCTTTATAAGCGAGTTTCTTTTTACGAACCTCACGTTCCTCGTCCACTTCTTCATCAAACGAAAAATTATCTTCAATCATGAAGTTAATTTCAGTTGAATCTAAGTGTGATTTGGCTTGTTTGTAATACTCTCTTAAAAGAGTATCATTATCTACATTAGAATAGTCAGCATTTAATCTAACATAGTCTTCTAGTGTTCCACCTGTTTCTTTCATAAAGTCTACGACTTTTTCGATGTTTTCAGGTAATGTAGCTATTTCTCTTGCCTCTTCAGGTGTTGGAGCAATAACTTTTTCTTCTATCTTCTCACCTATTTGTTGTATTTCTTCTTCAACAACTTCTTTAATAGGTTTTACTTCTTCTTCTTTAATTTCAGAAACCGGGCTGGGCTCTGGTACTGGTTCGTCCACTTTAGGGCTATCTCCGGTTTGTTTGCCCACAACCACTTCCTCTGTTTTTCCGACTTGAATGGCATCTGTTTCTTTTTTAGGTTCTTCTTCTTTTTTTGATAAATCGACTTTAATAATATCGTCTTTTACCAATTGTTTTGGTTTACGTTTAATTTTAAACGTACCTTCTTGTTGTACTGTTTCTGACATAATATAATATAATATAAATTAATAAAAATTGCTATACTTGTTCTGCTGCCTGTACTTCTTCTCCAGGTAAAGCTCCTTGCATAGGAGATTGCTGCATTGGTTGTAAAGGTTCTTGCATAGGAGATTGTATAGCACCTGTATCTCCAGCTTCAAAATTAGTTGGTAATAAATCATTTTTTCGTTGATCTATCATTTTTGATTGTTGAGTAGCTTGTATTTTTGTTCTTTTATCTTTACGGTCTTCAACTTCTGCTTCTTTACTTTTTGTTACTCTCATTTGCATTTGAGCTAATTGAAGATCATATTGAAACTCTTCAGCCATTAATTGTTTTTTAATCAAAGCCTCTTGTTGCATTCTTTGTATTTCAAATTGTGATTTAGCTTGTTCAATTTGAATTTCAGTTTGAGCTAAAGCTTCTTGTTTTTGAACCTCTTGCATAGCGGCAGCTTCACTAGCTTGTTGCTGCGCTTGACCTTGAGCTTGTATTTGGGCTTGTTGTGCTTGTTGGTCTTGCTGTTGTTTTGCTATTCTTCTATATTTTAATACTTGATTAGCTAACGATGTATTTCTTATTTCTCTAATATCAATAGCATCTTCAAGAAATATTTGATTTTGTTGTAATGCCATTTGAATATTTTGCTCTATCATAGCTTTCTCTTCATCATCAGGTTCTAGATTTAAATATAATCCAAAATCGTATAAATGTAAATCCGATGTCTCTCTTAGCGTAGCCACATTAAATTTTCCAATACTAGATTTTAAAGCATTATTAGTTAAAGCAAACTCCATCATATCCGCGGCTCTTAAAGATATATTTTCACAAGTTCTTAACGTTAAATATAAACTTGCATCTAATATATGTTTAGTAGCTATGTTTGAAGCATTAGCTGCCATTTTCTGTAAACCAACTAAAGCATTTGGATCTGGTTGACTACCATCTCTAGCCTCATTTAAACCAGTAACATCTCTTATCATTTGTAAATAATACTGATAAGTATTAATTAATGATTGTATTTTACCATTAGCACTTGATGATTGCAATTCTTGAATTGGTACTTTACCTCTATTAGGATCACCATCTTGAGTTAAAGATCTACCAACAATAGATCCAGTTTGGAAATACATGTTTAATGCTTCTTGCGGATTATAATTAGTACCATTACCTAAATCAACCTCGGCTAAACCGTCAACATCAACAAATACACCATCTGGAACAACACGCTGTATTACTTGCTGTAATTTTAATGATGTGATCTGAATCATGTCAGCAAAGCTAGTGCATCGACTAACTAAAGATTCTATACGACCTTGATATAAACTTGGAGCGCATATAACATAGTTCATATTAACTTTTGTTAAATCACTTTTAGGCCTTGTCATATTCTCAGCTAGTTTCCATTCTAACATTTGTGGAACACCCATTACTTTAGCACCACTAAATAAAACCTCAATTGTTCTAGAAACTCTATTAAAGTTGTCGCTTTCTGGAGGATTAAATGTGTCAGGTTTTTCCAGTGTTTTTTCTAATCCAGCTTCTGTTTGTTTGATTTTAAAAACTTGATCTACAAAAGTTTTATATTCAAAAAATAATATTTGAACTAAATCGTTGTCATAATTAGGATTAGCTATATAACCATCACGACCAGGGTATCTAGTCATCTTTTCAAGCTCTTCATCTGTTAAATATGGCCATTGCTTTTTTATTTCCGCTAAAGTTAAAGATTTTATTTCACCAACATAATACACGTCTTCAAAATTAGGATCATTAGTGTATGAATAAACTAGATTTGATGGATCAACATAATCAATAACTACTCCTTCAGATTTATTAAAAGAAGTTTTTACAGCTCCAATACCTATGACAACAATGTCATCTACAATTCTTTTTTTAATTAATTGATATTTGTTAAAAGCTAAAACATTGTCAATAACTTCTTCTTGTGCAATTTCTATAGACTGTTTATAGTTTAATTGCATATGTATTTCTAGTTCTTCTTTTGAACCAGGTAATTTGTCTGGATTTTCTGTACTAAACAAGTCTGCTCCTAATTTTCCTTTTATTTCATTTAACAATGGCTTAGCCATCATATCACGCATTATGTTTTCTGCATATTTAGTTCTTTTTTGTTGAGAAAAAGGATCTTGTGCATAAGCATTTATTTCATAATCTTTAGCTGCAATTCCGTTTGAAACAATATCAACAAATTTAGGTATAATTGGTACTGGCTTCCAGTCTAAATTTAAATAAGACAAATCACCATTAATAGACAATTCATCTTTATATTTTTGAACATTTTGTTCTCCTCTAGCATATAATCTAAGACTATGAAACTGCTGATAACCTGTATTCCATCTACTACCGTTTACTCTACCTCCTCTAAACCATTCGTATTCAATAGCTTGTCCCACTAACAAACCATATTCTAAAGTTTTCTTTTCCCCTTCAGATACCATCTGACTTGGAAACGCACTATTAATACCAGTGTTTAATTTCATCTATTAATTATTTTTGATTCACCACCTCTATTATCATATTTTGAAAATTTTAAATTCAAAGGTTCTTTCACTGTTTCAGCGATGGGTCTGTATTTATTTTTATTGCAAGCCATAATTGCTAGTCCTGAACTAATAGAAGCATCATGCTTTGTTCTATCGTTTATATTAAATGAAGCCCAGTCTTCAAGTGTCTTTTGAAAATACATTGTTCCGTACTGTTCGTTGTTATAACCTACAAACATTTCAATATAAGCTTCGATAGCAGCGGCATGAGCTTGCTTTATATCTTCACTTGAATTTGGTATTCCACCTATTTCTTTTTCTGTTACAGATAATTTATGCATTGTTTTATCTGGTCTATTCATTGAAAACCCTCTATAACCTCTTCTTTTAAAATAATATAAAAGTCTTGGTTTGTTGTTCTCTGCAAGTATTGGCATTCCGTAAAATATACAAGCCATAAGAACGTCTTCAAAGAAAATTTCAGCGGTTGGAGGTCTAGATATATATTCTAAAAAGAATAAATTAGATGGTGCATTATCCATTGTAAATTTAGTTAAACCATGAAGTGATCCTTTAGAACCTCTTCCATCCACTGTTCCTGAAATATCATAACTGTCACATCCAAAAGCTCCCATGTGTTCATTAGCAGGATGCTTCATTCCGTTTTTTATAACAACGGCATTTTGTTGATTTGGTTTGGGTACCCAAGAAACCATAAACCTTCCTTGTTTACTAGGAACAAATCTAACCTTACTATCTTTAATCCCATCTTCCCAGTGAAAATTACCCTGAGTAACTACTCCTGAATGCTTTAAATCCTCGTTATAATCTATTTGTTCGTAAATCTTAGTTAAATTAAATAAAGATTGTTTTGTTTCATCTCTGAAAGCGTGTTTCTCTGTACGTGGAAATTGTCGATAAAGTTCATTAAGTCCATCAGGGTCTTCCTTAAGGCCATCTACTTCATTCTCCCAGTGTTCAATGACACCGATTTCAATCTCTTGGTCATCGATTCCCTTAACTGGCGATTTCGGAGTGTCAAAGACAGGGTATCCATAAGTATCGATGTAACCTTCGTAGTTCCACTCCATAGGTATAAACAAAGAATATAATCCTGAGCTAGTCTGTCCGTTGCGGTTTCTTTTTGTGACGTTTGAGCTATCATAGAGTTTTTTATAGTTTCTTCCTCCTTTATCTAAAGCGTTTGATGTTGAACCCATCATACACTTACCAATTATTCTACTACCTAATCTTAATGTTGTTTTTGTTACCC